AATTTAATGGAAAAAAAAATTAAATTAAAATTATATCCAAGTTATTCCTATGCTAGAATATATAAAAAAGGCGATGAATTAAAAAGACATAAAGATAGATTAAGTTGTGAAATATCAACTACTTTATTTTTAGGAGGGGATGAATGGCCTATATTTTTAGAACCATCTGGTAAAATAAATAAAAAAGGAATTAAAATTAATTTAAAATTAGGAGATATGTTAATTTACAAAGGATGTGATTTAGAACATTGGAGAGAAATATTTAAAGGAAATGAATGTGCTCAAGTTTTTTTACATTATAATACTGAAAAAAATAAAAAAAATTTATTTGATAATAGACCTCACTTAGGATTGCCAGGTGTATACATAAATTCAACTATTAAAAAATTATAAATCTAAAATAATTAGATTAAAATGTTAATTTTAGGAATACAAAAAGATCATAATAGTTCTGTTTGTGCTTATAAAAATGGTGTTTTAATATATTATTGCGAAGAAGAAAGATTAAGTAGAGAAAAAAAGACATCAGATTTACCTATTAATTGCATAAATCAATTTGCTAACAAATTTAAAAGTAAAATTGATATGGCTATAATTACAAGTTACAATACCGATAGTTCAATTATTTCAATTGGGTCCTATTTAAAATTTTTAAATTTAATACATGATACAAAAAATCAAGTGTATTCTTTTTATAAAAGCCATCATTTATTACACGCTATTAAAGCATTTTATGATTCTGGTTTTAAAGATGCAATTGTTTTTGTTGTTGATGGAAGAGGTTCTTCATATAACTTAACAAATGGAAGCACTGGATATGAAACTTCTTCTGTATATTATTTTAATGAAAATTTTTATAAATGCATGTATAAAAAAATTTATACTAATCAAAAAAATATAAATAATTTAAAAATTAACATGTATTATGAAGGTAATGCGCCTCATAAAATAATCCCTTTATCAATTGATAAAAAAACCAAAATAGAAATTACAAATAAAATGGATGTTGGTCATTTTTACAACGCAGTTTCAAAACATTTTAATTTTAACGATGAAGGAGGAAAACTAATGGGATTAAGTGCTTATGGAAAAAATAATAGAAATTTAGAAAAAATAATTAACACAAAAAATTTTTTTATTAAAAATTCCAATGATAAATTTGATCTTTTTGAACCAGATTATATAAATATAAAAAAATATCCTCAATTAGTTTTAAACAAAAATAATAATAATAAAAATTTAAATAATTTAGCTTTTTTAACTCAAAAAAAATTTGAAACAAATTATAGAAATTTAATAAAAAAAAATTTAAACAATGATTTTTCTAAAAATTTAATATTGACTGGTGGAACAGCTTTAAATGTAGTAAATAACTTTAAAATTAAAAATTATTTTAAAAATAATAATTTATTTGTTGAGCCCTTATGTGGAGACGAGGGAAATAGTATAGCAGCATGTCAATTTTTTTTAAGACAAATAAATTCAAATATAAAATTTAAAAAACTAGAACATTTATTCATAGGAAATAAATATAATTATAAAATAAATCATGAAAATGATATTATTTGTAAAAAAATAAAATTAAAAGAAGTGGTTGAACTTTTGATAAAGGGAAATATCGTTGCTCTTTATCAAGGAAAATCAGAAGCAGGACCAAGAGCTCTAGGAAATAGAAGTTTATTGTTAGATCCTAGAATAATTAATGGAAAAGATATAATGAATAAGGTTAAAAAAAGAGAAAATTTTAGACCTTTTGCATGTTCTATTTTAGAAGAGGAAGTGCAAAAATGGTTTGATGTAAAAAAATTAAAAGAATCACCATTTATGATGTACGCTGTTAATGTTGTTAAAAAACACAAAGAAAAAATAAAATCCATAGTTCATGTTGATAATACTTGTAGAATTCAAACCATTACTAAAAATTATAATAAAATTTTGTATCAAATTTTAAAAGAATTTTATAAAAAAACAAAAGTTCCTATTTTAATGAATACTTCATTTAATCTTGCAAATGATCCTTTAGTTGAAACTCCAAAAGATGCAATGCAAATGTTAAAAAAATCAGAGCTTAAATATATTTATTTTGCAGATAAAAATTTGTTAGCGTGCAAACTACATTCTTAAATATTAAATTTGTAAAGGAATGCCTTATAAATGTTACATGGCATGAAAGTAATAATTATCAAGTAGAGGGATTATTACAACAATCTAATCAATACTATAAATTTGACATTCGTTATTTAAACGACTATCCTCAAGATAAAAAAGGTAAACTTGTAAACTATAAAAGTGAAGCAGATAAAGTTTTATTTGAAGATGATAGAAATTGGATTTTAGTAGACACTAAAGAGCTAATACAATATATGAAAAAACATAGTTTAAAAGAAGTAAAACTAGAAGAATTGCTATCTACAATAGATTGGAATATTATCTTACCAAAAAAATTTTAATATAAAAATGAAAGAAATAAATGAGGTTTTACTTTTTTTGGTAAACCTTTTTATAAAACAAAAATAGAGTTAGATTTTAAAAAAATTGTTTCATTAATTGAAAAAATAAATTTTCAATTCTCTGGAACTAGAAATCAAGAACTTTTAAATGTTAGTAATCTTGGTCATTCTTCTAAAATTATAAATGTATTAAATGATAAAATATTTTATTTTTTAAAAAAAATAATAATGATGGAGTTTAATAAATTTAATATCAAATATTTAAAATATAAAAATAATTTTAAAATAACCACGTCTTGGGTTACTAAAACATTACCTAGTCAAACTTCTAATTATCATAACCATAGAAATTCAATGTTTAGCGGTGTTTTATATATACAAACTGATGAAAATTCAGGAGGAATTAATTTTTCAAAGTTTAACAATGATTCTAATATTTTATTAGATGCTGAGGAGTATAATCTTTATAATTCAAATGATTATACCATTGCTCCAGAAAACGGAACACTAATATTTTTCCCTAGCGAAATTTATCATAAGATATTAAAAAATAATTCTAATATTATAAGATATTCTATAGCTTTTAATCTTTTCCCTACTGGTTCTTTGGGTTACGGAGATAGTTCTATAAATTTAAAGATAAAATAACAAAACTATAAGAATTGCTATCTAATATAGACTGGAATATTATCTTACCCAAAAAATAGTGTTATAATAGGCATAAATATGTCATTAAAAAAGATACCTTTACCTCCAGGTTTTGATAAGAATGATACTGCATCTCAAGCAGAAGGTCGTTGGATTGATGGAGATAACGTACGTTTTCAATATGGATCGCCTGAAAAGATAGGTGGCTGGCAACAAATTAATTCATCTATATTAGTAGGTGCAGCTAGAGACATACATTCTTGGTTTGATTTAACTGGTAGACGATATGTAGCTATTGGTACAAACAAAGTTTTATATATTCTCTTTGATGAAGTATTTTATGATATTACACCTTTACGAACAGCTTTAACAAGTTGTACTTATACATCAACTACAGGATCTGCAACTGTAACCATTAATAAAAACGCACACGGTCTTGAAGTTGGTGACTTGTTAAAATTTTCAAGTGTTACAACACCAGGAGCTCCTACAACTAGTTTTACAACAGCTAACTTTGAAACGAATTCATTTGAAGTTATAACAGTTCCAAATGCAAATACATTTACAGTTACTATGCCTGTAACAGAAACAGGAACTGGAGTTACAGCAGGCGGAACAATTACTACAGATCCATATGTTATTGTTGGCCCACTCGCTGCAACACTTGGTTATGGATGGGGAGCAGGAACATGGGGGTTAGATACTTGGGGAACTTCAAGATCAGTTTCTAATACAACCATTGAAGCTGGTAACTGGTCTTTAGATAATTTTGGTGAATTATTAATTGCAACTATTAAAGACGGACAAACTTTTAAATGGGATCCAAATGCAGGAACAGGAGTTAATACACGTGCAACTGTAATAGCTAATAATCCAACAGCAACAGTTTTAACAAGAGTATCAGATAGAGATAGACATTTAATTCATTTTGGAACAGAAACTACAATTGGAACTCCTTCTACTCAAGATCCAATGTTTATAAGATTTTCAGATCAAGAAGATATTGAAGTATATGAACCAACTTCAACTAACACAGCAGGTACTTTTAGATTAGATAATGGAAGTAGAATTATTACAGCAGTTAAAGGTAAAGATTATATGCTTATTCTTACAGATGAAGCAGCTTACACGATGCAGTTTGTAGGACCACCATTTACATTTAGCATACGTCAAGTTGGATCAAATTGTGGTTGTATTGGACAACATGCAGCGGTATTCGTAGATGGTGCTGTATATTGGATGGGTGATTCTGGTAATTTCTTTGTATTTGATGGAACAGTAAAAACATTGCCATCTGAAGTTGAAAACTTTGTATTCACAACAACAGGAGATGATGCTTTAGGACTTAACTTTACAAATGGTGAATTAGTATT